CTGTGTACAGATGATCTGATTGCCGTTGTTGACGCCAGCCAGCACCGCCGCGCCGCCTGACGCGGTGACTGTGCTGTCAGAGACGCTCAGAAGCGACACGCCGTCCATTGACACGGCTATGGTAGTTCCTATGGTACTGAGCAGAAAGCGGCGGTATGACCCGCGTGTGAAAATAATAGCCGCGCTTCCCAGTAGCGTTGTCCCGCCGCCGCCTGTCGCTTGATAGCCGGGCGTGTCCAATTCCTCTTGAGTCGCCACGCCGGTTGACGTTGATGCCTGATGCACGTTAATGACGCCCGCCGATCCCTCCGTCGTAGCGGTGATATCGACCCACATGTCGATATAGAGTTTATCGCCTGTCGCGAAACTCATAGCAGATTTTGAGGCAGGCGTCGGATAGTAGACCGTGGCGGTACTGGTCAGTGCCGATGCCGACGCGATCCATGATCCAATAAGCGTGTAGACACCCGCGCTTGATCGCTTGTAAGCGCGTATGTAAATATCAGCCGTCAGAGTATTGCCCGCCGTATTGAGTTTGCAGATCGGCGTCCAGGTTCCGGCTACAATTTGTTGCCCTTCGAGCGTGGTTACATCCAGAAGCCATCCTTTGCCAGTGGGAGCTTGAATGGAAGAAAACGCGGTGATCGTGGTTGTGCCAAGCGCGACCAATTCGACGTATTGCCCAACAGTTGTGCCAACTTTCGTGGAGGCGTTGGTTGCAGTACCCCCAGTTGCCGTTGCTAGCGTTCCGGCTGTAGCAAGTGTGGTTGAGGCAATGGTTGACCCATAGACTGATAGCGGCGTCGTTGCGCCCCCGCCGCCTAACGCGTACAACTTGACGGTATTAGGATTAAGCGCAGCCGATGCATCGCAAATTGAGCAGTAGTAGCAGTGGGACGTGTCAACCATGCGCGCCACTAGCCCGCCGCTATCGGACTTGCTGAAATCTCCCATCACCACCATATCCGCGCCTGTCACGGTGCTTTCTTCCAAGATTCCATCAATACCCGTGGTTTGGGTCGCTTTCAATTGACTATTGGCGGTATCCCACGTCCAGGACGCCGCGCCACCGCCTGTGAGGTTTGTTTGGGTATAATCCGCGCTCGAATTGGTTGAGAAAATGTCATCAAAGGGCGACGGCGCGGTCAAGATGTTGGGAATCGCATCGCCAGCCGCCGCTATGGGCTGGAACGTGCTACCGCCGTCTACCGACGTTTTGACGGCTATCGTCGTGTTGGCGTTTGGCAAGACACTATTCCAATTGACCACGCTCGAACCGGCTACCGCGCCAGCCCCTGCAAGGGATAGCGCGGGTGATTGCCAGTGGCCCGTCGCGCTGAACTCAGGCGTGACCAGCACGCTCAGGCCATTGATGACCGGCGTATCGTTGGCGGTTGCGCTTTGGAGTTGGATCGTCAGTACCAATGTCGCACTGCTGAGAATGGTTCCTGGCGTCAACCCCGGTATCACCGCGCCGTTGGTACAGGCCGCCGCCGTTCCGCCGTTGACAGAAGCCAAAATGTTGACAAAATCACCTGAAACCGTGTCGCTATTCCAGTTGATAATCGAATTGCCAACGGTCATACTGCCCAGCGCAATCGATGGCGATGTCCAGGTCGGGCCAGCATAGGTTCCAGGCGCATAGACGCCGTTCTTGGCAATCACGCCAAAATTGTTGAACAATTCGTTCTGGCGCGCAAGATTCGGCGACACGGTTGTGCCGATGGCGTAGTTTGTGCTGGCGGTGAACTGCTTGACCGATATCGAGGTCGCGCCCTGCGAGGCGTTGCTGGTCGAGACAATGTTCTGACTGCCGATGCCTATCGATGTCCCAGAGGGAATCGGGTTTTGCAGAGCATCAACCGAAATGGACTTGTAGGCATGGCCGGAGGTCAAGGCCGTGGTCAGCGTCGTTGTCAACGAAAAGTTGTTGTAGAATCTTGCGCCGATATAGCCCGCCGCCGTGTACGTGCTATCAGTCACATTGAGGTACAATGTCCCATCAAGATAGATGCTATGTGTACTACCTACAACCTCTACCATGAGCGTGTGAACGCCGCCTATCGGGAGCGGTTGCGGGAAGGTATATGTCCCCAGCGTCGTTGCCGTACCTGAACCTGAACTACTGTTTGTACCTTTTTGCAGGACTAAGGTTGTCTGGGTGATACTATCCGACGATAAATACGCCTGATAGGCTTCGGTATTGATATTATTTTGCCAGCCCGTCGTCCTGTAGACTAGCCCCGCGTTGCAAACAACAGGAGGCGTCACGAGGTCAATCTGGGCAATGAAGTCTGCCCACTGGCCCGCAAAAACAAACTGTGAACGCGCGTCGGACGTACTGCCCGCGTCCGTTGCCAGTTCCAATTGACCGGCATTAATGTTTTGCGTTGGCCCGGTCGGACTGCCAGACCCCCAGATGGTTTGATTCGTCAACGTGCCGCCTGTCCAGGAGCGTTGATCGGACGTGACAATCAAGCCTGTCTGGTTTTCTAAGAGGTTCGCGTCCGTCGCGTACTCTGTATTGGAGAATGTGCCGCTGCTCCAATTTGCAGAGGTCACATAGGCCGCCGCCACGTTCGTGACCGTCGCGCTGTACGAGGGGTAGATAAACCAGGAGATACTTGTCACCGCGGGCATCGAAATAGTGGTTGCAAGCGCGGGCGACACAATCAATGGGTCTTTGCCGGTAATGGTAAAAATGACCTGTATCAGCACGTTCACACCCGTCAAGGATTCCCCTGCAAGGGCGTTGGCAAGCGGATCATACTCTTTGGCGATAGGCTGATAGGTCGCGCCGCCGTCGAGGCTCGCTTGCACGGTGATCGTGACACCCGCAGGCGCGACATTGGCCGCGCTATTGGTCGTGACCGACACGCCGTCCACCACCTCGGTCGTCGCCACGCTCCAGAATACTTGAGAAGAGCGATAGATACCAGCCCCCGCCGCGCTATTGGCGACCGATGTCCAGGTGCCGATTTGCGCGTATCCCACCACCGCCGTCAAGGTTACATTGCCATAGCCATAGTCCGAAACCGGACTGTTGAGTTGTGGCGCAACCGGCGTGGGCGTGCCGTAGCTGCCCGGCGTCACATAAATAGCCTGTGTCGATGTCCCGCCGTTCTCAATGTAAATATCGTGAAAATAGGCTTGATACGTCCCTGCTGAATCGCCCTCAAAGCCTAATTGAATGAATGACAAGCTTTTCCCTGCAAGGGGCGTGAGATCTATCGTGCGCGTATACCACTGGTCATTGGCAAAGCCGCTCAAATCCGTGCTAGGATGGCAATTGATAGAGTTCTGGTCGGATAAGCCCGAATCACGAAACGATGTCCCATCCGAACACACCCCATCAACGCCCGACTCTATCAGTGGAGAACTGGAATTGATCCACACGCTGTACACCAGCGCATCGCCACTGGCAATGGTATAGCTCCCTGACCATATCTCCCGGTAAGCATACAAATTTGCCCCGTAGCCCGTGTTGGCAGTGCCGAAATAGCTAAGCGTCGCGTAGGGCAACAATTGCAGTTGATTGTTGGCGGTGTTGATGTTGGTTTCGCTTGTGCCAGCCGCTGTAAAATTGGCCGTCGTGTCGTCGGTATGCGACGTGATAGCCCCTGCTAAGGCAAGCTCCAGGTCGCCGTCGCCGACATTGCCATCGCCATTGTTGATGGTCGCAGCGACATTGGTTAAGGTTGCGCCGCCCGCCGCCCAATCCGTTTCGAGGTGATTGTAGTCCAGCGCATATTGGCCTGTCAGGTTCTCAGCAGCCAGAATACGTTGGAGTTGGTCGCAGAGAATGACCGCCGCGTTTTGTTGCAAGTAGACGGTATCCGATGATCGCTTGGCCGCTAGCCACGTCTGGTCAATGCAGTCAACCGCCCATTTTCGTGTCGTCTGCGGATAGAGATTATTGGCCTTTGGCTTGTTCAGGTAGCCCGTGAACAGCGTCCCGAACACACTGTCCGACGCGCTAACCGGCTGGCCTTTTGAGTATGCGCCTGTTCCTGGCGTGTCGATAATCGTAAAGTTCAGGCTGGAGAGTTGGTCAATTTTGTCGGATAACTTCCAAGTGTTGTTGGCAATAGCAACGCCGCTAGAGGCTACGGTTACGGTCAAGATGTTGGTCATTTACGCCGCCTTACTCTTGACCGGCCCATGGGTCATGACCTTACTCATGATGCTTGTGGCAACCTTGTGCGTAATCGCTTCCCCAAGTTCATCACCGTCCAGATAATTGTGGACATGCACATGAATCACCTGTTGACCGCCGCCGCTTTTCCCTTGCAAGGAAGTACTGCCCAGCGCAGGTGTTCCTCCGGTATCTCCGCCCAACGCGACCATTGGCTGGACAAATTGTGTGAGGGCCGCTTGTAGCGTTGGCACGCCGTCATGTAAGCCCGTTGATAAGAGTTGCACAAAATCCGGCATGTAGGTATCGGCGTTGGCAAGCGGGCCTTCGTCGGGTTTCGTGAAGTGGAGGAACGAACTGATTTTGTTGGCTATTTGCCCTACCGCGTTGCCGACCGCGCCCACGCCACCCAGAATCCCATTCACCAGATTAGAAATCAGGTCTTTGCCCCATTGCAGAGCTTTGGCCGGCCACGTCGTCACGATGGAGACGATGCCATTCCAAATATTCGTCATCGAGGTTTTCACTCGGTCAATTGCCCCGTTGAATAAGCCGACCACATCCGCCCACAAGCCGGTTACGATGGATTTGACTTTATTCCAAATATTTGTCCAGCCGCTTACCTCGCGATTCCAGAATGTTTCCGCCAGACCCTTCAGAAAATTAAAAGCTCCGCTAAATAAGCCTTTCACATCCGACCAAAGTTGGGACACGATTTGCTTGATTTTATTCCAAATATTCGTCCAGCCGGTGACTTCCCGTTGCCAAAAATCGGTCACAATGCCGACGATAAAGTTCAATGCTGCGGTAAATAACGTTTTTATATCATTCCACACCTGACCAATAAAGGCTTTTATCTGATTCCAGTGGGTGATGACAAGCAGCACGATAGCCACAATTGGCCCGCCGATAATGGCGACTAATAACTGCCAGTGCGCCTTGACAAACCCAACTATTCCGTTGATAATGCCGGTAAAAAACGTTTTTATGCCGTTCCATATTTGCGCGAAAAACGCCCCTACTGCATGTAACGCGCCCATGAACCAGGAGGAAAAAGCCTTCCAAATATTTTCCAGAAAAGAAACCACTGCCCGCCAGTGTGTGACTAATTCGTAGATTCCGATTGCGAGCAGGATTACGGCGGCAATAATTGCCAGGATCGGCCATGTGGCGGCCAATGTGGCCGCCGCCGCCGCTAAGGCCGCGCCCGCCCAGGCAAAGAAGCCGACAATCAACCCTGGTATGGCCGTGGCCGCCGCTACTATCCCTTCCGTCGCAACCGAAATGATCGCTGGGACGAGTGAGGCAATCATTTTTGCGCCTGATATGACGGCTTGCGCGCCCGCTAGAATCATTGATCCCACAAACTGTATGGCAATTTTCGCCCCGGCTATGACCGCCTGCACACCGGACAGGATGTACTGCCCGATCATGACTGCTAGCTTACCAGCCGCCTGATACCCCTCGACACCGGACATAATGACCGATTTGACAAAGTTAATAGCGATTTTCGCGCCCGCTATGACCGCTTGCGCGCCACTGGATATTAGAGCAGGAATAAAGAACGCGGTGATCGCGCCCGCCGCCACAAGGAACGCGGTATGGTACTTCTCAATAAAGCCCGCGGCTCGCTGCATATCGCCCATTGCTGAGAGAATCACCGGCGCGAGCTTTTGACCGATATTTATCCACATGACATTTGCGCCCGCCGCAGCCTCTGCCATTTTGGTGTTGAAATCGCCCTGCACTTTTGTCCAGCCAGTCACGCTCGAACCGCCGTGGGTGGCCGCCGTCGAGATAGAATTGACATTTTTCTGAAACGTACTCATGTGCGTCCCGCTCAGCATCAGCGCCACATTGAGGCCGGTTGAGCCTCCCATCATCTTTGACAGTGCTGATGTGTACGTTTGCGCGGCTGGACTGCCACTGGTAAGCAGTGAATTGAAACTATGCGTCTTGTCCGCCGTGGCGGCGAACTGGGTCATCAACTTTTGCTGAATCGGGTCAAGCCCTTGCAAATCTGTCCTCCACTGTTTCGCAGTCACACTCCCATTGAGATAACTATTCGCCAGCTTTTGCAAACTTGACGGCATGGCGGAAATCATGACCTTTGCATCGTTAGCCGCTTGCGTGCTGCTGTTGAACGCATTCTGTAGCACCGTGCCAGCAGGCCCCATATGCGCGGTAATAGCGTTGGTAAGTTCTGCTATTGTGCCTGTCAGTCCCTTCTTGCCCAATTGCATCGCAACCGTGTTGGAGTTTAACCCCATCTGTTGCATTTCGTTAATCGCCGTGGCGTTCGGGCTTTGCAGCGAGCGGATCGCGTTGGCAAGGTTCTGGGAAGCATTTTGCGCCGTCATATTCATAGATGTCATGGTGGCTATCGCGCCAGCAACTTGCGCGAATGAAATATGCGCCGCCGACGCAACAGGCAAGACGGCGGATAGGGCGTTGGCGAGGTCTTGCATATGCATTTTGCCAGAAGCGACCGCCGCCACTAATTCATTTGTAACAGAAGTCGCATCCTTGCCTTTTAAGCCATAGGCGTTCAAAACACCGGTTACGGCATTCGCGACAGAAGCGAGATCAGCGCCGCCAACGGCAGCCCCCTCCGTCGCCGCTTTCAAAACTGCCAGTCCTGCTGCACCATGGTACCCGGCTGATTCTATCAAATACATGCCCTGAGCGAGTTGATCGGTACTTGCGCCGGTTTGCGTTGACAGAGATTCGATGCCTGACGATACAGCAGCAAGATTGGATTCCGATTCGCCCGCGCCTGTGACAAGTTGCGTCATTTGTGCTTGAAAATTTCCAAATGGCCCGGTGGCTTGCTGGAAGGCGTTTTGCACCATGCTGACGCTGCCCTGCACCGCCATGAGGGACATGCCGACTTGTGACATCCCCTGCATGAAACCGCCGCCACCTGATTCGCCCGCCTGTTTGGTTTGCGACGCGGCCTCGTCCGCAGATGTGCCAACATCGGCCATGCTGGTTTCGACAGAAGAGGCGGTTTCTTGCGCGGTTGTGGCGATATCGGACAGGCCGGTGTCGATGCCTGACAGGCTATCGGCAACAGTTGAAATAGAGGAGGAGGATTCGCTGATGCCAGACAGGCCCGTAGATGCCTCGGACGCGGCTGTACCGATGCCTGACAGCGAGACGCTAATCGTTTCTACTTGACCGGATACTTCCGATAGAGACGCGGCCTCAGAACTGATATCCGAAAACGACGAACCAGCCTCAGACGCGGACGCCGCCACGTCTGAAAAACTGGTGTCAATCTCGCTAGCGACGCCAGCGACGGTTTCACCGATGCCGGACAATGCCTCATCAACGCCTGAGAAACTTTCAGACATTTGAGAAGACACCTCTTCCGTAGCAGACGCCACATCTTGCATTTGCGAGGTAATTTCCTCGACCGCTTGCAAGATGCTGGCATAGTCCGCTGCGAACTTGACTGTGATTCCGTCGCTATAGGCCACTTATTTACCCTCTTGCGCCGCCTGGTCGCGTTCGCGTTTCAATTCCAGAAACGCGAACCAACTATTCAGTTCATCCGATGTCAACTCACTGAGGAATCGGGTGACGTCGGATCTTCGGAAATGATCTGCGAGCCAGTAATCGTTCCATCGACTGTTGTCCGATTCAAACTCGCTTTTTTTTCCTCAACATCCTCTTTCTTCAGGCCGGACAGGCTGAATGCCGGTTGGGCTATTTGCTCGATGACCTGTCCTGGCAGCGCCTGATTCATAGCGTCCCTATCGGTTGGCTGGAAAACTTTTTCGCCAGCGCGCGGATGATCTGTTGGATAGGGATGTTTGTAATCCTCTACCGCTTGCAGGTACTTGACCTCAGCCTGATCATACTTTCCCTGGTCTTCCGGTGAAGGATTCCCTTGCAAGGGGTCAGGCGGCGTGGGCGCGACAGGCGGTACATCAGGATGCGGGTAGCGCAGACTCTGCACCACCAGGCCCGCGTACAAGACGCCCAAATTGACCGCGCCGGTCTTTTGCGCGACGGCATCCTGTAGCACGCGCGCGCGTTCGTCTCCATACAGTTCTCGAATGTTCAACCAGCCGCCCAGCCGGTCCACGTAGACGGCCTGCGCTTTGGGCTTGACGCCGCCTGATAGCACCAGCGACCGGATATCTTGATATTGCTCTTCATTCGACATAAGGTTTCCTCATTTCATCTACGCTATCCTTCCCTTGCAAGGGAACAATAGCTGAACTTTTCTCAGATTTAGACGGTGTAGAACGTGCTGGACAGTTGGAAGTCCAGACTTTCTTCGTCAAGTTTGGCGACATCATCCTTGATGGACAACTTCTTGAGATAGGCATAGCCCTCGTAGCGATTGCCAGACAAGGTTGCACCGGAAATGATGAACAATGTCAGGCCGGTGATGTCCGCCACAAAGCCCGATTGCGATTCCGGAACCCAGAACTTTGTCACCGAGAACGTTCCCTCAAGCAAAAGCGGTTGGAACGTTTTCCAGCCCGCGCCCGCTTGCAATCCGCCGTTGCCGTCTCCCAGCATCGACGTGTTATCAATCATCGTGGCCTGCCCGTCGAACTGCCACATCGTCACGTTAGCGAGCGTCGCCCACGCGAAGTAGTAGATGCTTGAAAACCGCACGCCCACGCTTGCGCCCAGATACGGCGCGGCAAAGCGTACCCACGCGCCGATGTGCTGAATCGTGAAACCAGATGAGGTGTTTGTCCAGATTTGGCCGTTTTGCGGGACGGCAATCACGACTGCGGGCGACGTGCCACCGGTCAGGCCCGCGCTGCTCTCGGTCATGGTCGCCTGATTGGCAAAGCCGAGCGTTCCGGTAAATTCAACCTGTACGGGCGTGGCTGGCAGCGGCCCGCCTGTACACACCACATTGCCAGGCCCGATACTGGGTAACGCGGCTAAGGCCGTTTGGACTTGCGCCGCCGTGGCGTCCCAGGCAATACCCGTCGTGGTGTCACCGCCAAAGGTCAGGGTAAACGTCCCGCCTGTTGGCGAACCGGTGATCGAAACGGTCTGGACTTCATCCAGTTCTACCTGCACCGGCTGCGCTTGATTCGGGTCAAGATAGCGATACGTCGAATTGTTGATCTGAAAATTTTGATTGTCAACGGACGTCGTACCATGCGACGATGCCGAGTTGACGGAGGGCGGCGAGGCAATAAGAATTGCCCCGCCATACCCCACAATAGGCGCGCCCATACGCTCTTACCTCCCTTGCAGGGGTTACTAAGTAGTAACTACCGCGCCAGTTGGCTGGAGGTCATAACTGGCCTCGTTGATTTTGCTTACGTCGTCTTTCACGTTGATTTTTTTGACGTAGGCACTGAATGAATAGGTGTTCGTGCCACCGTTAGGTGTCAAGACAAACGACAGCAGCGTCCGATTCAGCCAGGCGTTCTGCATGGCAAGCTGGCCCGTCGTGTCGGTCAAATCCCAGTTAGCGGTCAGGCTACACGTCATTTCGTTGAGCGTCGGTTGATAGACCTTAAAGCCCGTTGGCGTGGCAAGCATGGAGGTGATGTCCTCCATTGCCGCTTGCAAGTCAAATGTGTCACTTTTGATGTTCAGAATGGTATTGGCCCCGATTTTCACGTTGCCGGTATACCCCGCTGTAGGAGCGCCCATGTCTCACCTCGTTTCGTTGTTACAATTCAAAAGTTCGGAACAAGAGACGAGGGAAGGCATGATACGTCAGGCCGTCGCTCATCTGCTCATCGCTATAGTTGTCCAGATCGACGTAGCTGCACGCTTGCGCGGGCGTCGTACTCAGCGTCAAGGTTGTCTCAACCAGCGCCCTGAGCAGGTTGTCCGCTATCGCGTTTGCAAGCGTCGATCCACCTATCCCTCTGGTATAGATGTCAAATTCTATCGTGCATTCCCTGCCACCCTTGCCCATTGTGTTGTTGGGGAGCATCGTCGCGTGACCCATCACCACATAGTTGAAAGGCTGGTTGGTGGGCGCTTGCCCGTCGAACAGGCCCGTAATCAAGGCCATGAACGCGCTATCGGCCTCTAACGCCGTTACAATCGCCACTTTCAAGGCGCTAATGGAATCGCCGATCATTCATTCCTCGAAATCGCGGCAATGGCCCACATCACTGATTCCTCAAGTGATGTGAGGGCAAGCGATTGTTCACGACAAAAGGGCGTTGTTTGCTTTAGCAAAAGGGCAAATTCCTTTGCCCCATCCCACAATTGTTCATAGCGTTGGCGCTGATCACCTTTTGCCGGGTGATTAGAAAACCGCTTTTCTAGGTCTATATCAATCTTGTTTTTATTTTCTGAATCCATCAATCTCTCCTTTATGCTCCAGACATCCCTTGTAAATCGCTTACTAAGCTTGCGCGGTTACGGATAAAAGCGTTCGTCAAGATTGGTCGCGCCGCCATCTTGTACGTGCCATCGTTCACAAATTCGGTGTAGTAGACATCAGATCCGACGCTACACTCCATATCGCCAGGGATGTACTGGAATGATTGCCGAGAGCGCCCGCCGTGATAGTTCTTCTTGTGCGTACTCTCAGGCGTGCCTACGGGCCATTTCTGTATGACCTCGGCATGAGTATTGATACCCGCCTCTTGAATACGGTCGTTGACCTCCTGGCCTTTTTGCTCAATAAGCGATTGCAAACCGGACAGAAATTCGTCAAGGCCGCTCATCTGGACGCTTATACCGGACATGGCTACTTCCCTCGCTTCATGGCTTTGGTGGCGCGCGCGCGGAGCGCGGCGGCGTGGCGTTTGCGGTTCTCGTCGCGCATCGCCTGACTGGTCAATGACCCAACGGCGCGAATAGCACAAAATGTCGGAAACCGCTTGCTCATCGCTTTGCCAAACTGCTGTATGACTTCTTCACGATAGGTATCTTTTGCTACGTCCATTAGTTCACCGCCTGCGCTTGCTCTTCTTGACACAGAAGCCACAACGACACGTTGGCTTCGAGTGGATTTTCCACTCCCAAGATTTGATAGATGTGGTTGACGCCGTGCGCGGGATACAGCACGCGCATGGTATCGTCGATAGTCACCGTCTTCTGAAACCTGATTTTGATAGTTGTGTTCATCTGCGGATAGAGTTGCGAGAACAAGAACTTCCTGAACAGGCCGCGGCCATGCGGGAAATTCTGCACACTGGCCCAGCAGGTGTAGATCGTCGCCCAATTGTCAACCAACCCGTTCTGGGCGTTCTTTGTGGGCGTATTCTGCTGTATCTGTATGCGCCGGTTCATGTCCGAACTGTCAACGCTATCCGCTACTCCTGGCATTGGTCGCTACGCTTTCCCTGTCTTTGGTTTCGGTTTCGGTTCAAAGGGAGGCGCGGCTCCGGGAAACGGCTTTTTCGGCGCGGGCTTGCTGCCCGGTTTCTTTGCCATAGTGTTTTATCTCCTTATATCCAATCGACTTTCCAGGCCAAAAGCTTGTTGAGAAGCCCTGGTGGCAAGTCGGACGCTTCACGATTGTCGTACAAAAATGCGACCCCTTCGAACAAGCACTGCTCCAATTCAGGCGCGACGCCGTGCAAGGGATACGATGAACTGTAGCCACACACGTAGATGAATTGCCAGAAATTGGCGGTAATCGGATCCATGAAGTAGATCCGCGCTGGTTCTTGCGTGTTGTCAATCCACATGTTGTAACTCCCGTCCGAGTTGGTGATCAACGGGAACGCGAGCCACGGGTCAAACGCCGTAATCTTGGTGTTGACGGTAATCGTTTCGATAGTGCTTTGAATAGGCGGCTTTGCCAGGTCAAAGTAGAACTGGGCCGCGCCGAACGGGTTCGCGCCCAGTTGTTCCTGGTATTGATACCAGTTCGGGCCGTGGTCAATCGGGCCGGAAACCTCCCCGCCTTTGGGCCTAGCAATGGTGAAGGTTTCCGTTATCGTCTGCGTCGCTAGCGCGCGCCCGGTGACACGCTCCGCTATGCCTCTGACTCTTGTAATCAGATAGCCAATGAGCGTGTCGTCGTCCGAGAAATCTATCCTGAGATAGTTTTTCACGTCGGTTAGCGCGATGGGTTCCGTTGCGACGGGTACGGTGACAATAAACGCCCGATCTGCCATGCAAACCTACTCCCAGGAAACGGTGAACGCGGGCGATGAGGCAATACCAGCAAAGGTAATGCCATTTACGGCTGGCATGTCGAAATCTACGACCGTGCCAGCCACCGCAGAAGCCGCCACGTAGCCAATAACCGTGCCAGTGTGGCCGCTTGCATTGTCATAAATCACGATAGCCGCGGCGGCAGCCGTTGTCACCAACAACTTGCCCAAACGGCCTGCGCTGGCCTTGATTACCACATCAGCAGACGAACCGGCAGGAACTGCTGTGGTTTGTTTGCCATCAACATCCTCATAGGCCGATGGCACATCAGGAATGACCGGATAGGTCATATCTCACCTCTTTCTTCCCTTGCAAGGGAATAGCGATTTTAGACGGCGGCGGGCAGGTTGCGCGCGCGGCCAGCGACAATGATCGCGTCATAGCCCATGCCGGTGCTGGGACTACCTGAAATCGTGCTGACCAGCCGGATGTAGCGCAGCGCGCCAATATAGCCGACGCGCTGGTTAATGGCCGTGGCAGCACTGCTGATGGCGTTTGGCTGGCTGTTGCCGGTCGGATTGCCATCGCTATCATTCAACTTCACAGCCGCGCTATTTGTGGTTGAGGTCGCGCTCCATGCCACAAGGTCGGTGGCGGCAACGGTGGTGAATGTCGAATTATCCGAGCTTTCCTGAACAACCGGCGTGAATGTGCCGTCAGTCCAGTTGCCAGCCAGGATGTAGATCATTGCGCCGTCGTAATCGGCAAGGTCAACGCTCGTGCTGGTTTGCGTCGTTTTGAGAACGGGAAGCGCGGTCACGCCTGTGTACAGGCTCCCTACTTCCGATACAATATCTCTCAATGTCTTATCTCCCTTGCAAGGGGCATTGTCGAGTGACGTTACCCCTTGCGACTATCACACATTTGTTATAACCGCTTGCTTAATTGCACTTCAGCAGGCGCACCGCTTCAGGCAACAGCAAGTCCCCACCAACTCGCATCCGAGCGATGAAGCCGATCAAACCGCCGATGGCGAACAGTTCGTTCAACTGCTGAATGTTCATCGTGATGCGGTCAACGATCATGTAGTTGCTGAAGTCGCCAACGGCAATCGGAAACGCGCCTGTCGCAATTTCGGCCATGTCAGGCATCTCAACATACGGCGCGTCGTAAATCAGGCTGGGCAAGTTCGCGCCTGCGAAGGGCTGCCACAACGGGCGGTTCTGGCTATCCTTGAGCAGGCGGATCGTGTTCAACGTGCCGCGGGTGAAGATGTACGTCGCGCCGCTGTCGTAGTCCGCTTTCAAGTCCATTTTGACGTTCAGCACATCGTCGGCGTTAATCTTGCCAACGCCCGCGCCTGACAGGACGTAGGGGACTTGCTGAATGTTGTTGTTCTTACCCGCAGAACCGCCAGCAAAGCTTGTGGTGGCGGCGGTCGGATAGGACATAATGCCGCGTGGCTGTCCACTGCCACTGCCCAGAATGAAGGCTTTACCCTCGGTCTTCGCAAACTGAAGCATCAACCGCTGCTTGATCAGGTCTTCCAGGTTGAACAGCGAGTCTTCCAGGTTCTGTTGAGAAACCTTGAGAAGTCCGCGCAGTTCGTGTACCGGAATTTCGATCATGCCGACATTCGGGTCTTGGCTGTTCGTGAAGTTCGCTTGCTCACTTGCCCAATAGGCCGTGGTGTCGTTCTGCAAGCTCGGCATCGTGACACGCTCGCCCGATGTCTGCTGAATACGGCAAATCTTGCGCATGGGGGAAATGAGCAGCTTGTACTGAATCAGTTCCTCCATAAAATCGGTACTGGCAAAGTAGCCGCCAGTAGTCGCGTCGGCGGCGTACATGGCCTTGCGCTCAGGCGGCATGTAGTCTTTGACAATGAGTTGCTTTTCCTCAAGCGTCAGGACGTTGATGTCCGCGTGCGCTTTGGTGGCCTTCATAAAGGCTTTATGAGCAGCGCTGCGATCTTTCTTGCCATTGCCGTACAGCGGAGGGCGCGCGCTGGCGATACGCATCTGATCGATGGTATCAGTCAGTTCATTCATGCGCCCGTTGAGGCGATCCAGCGTCTCTTTGTACTCGGCAAAGCCGTTCAGGTTTGCCGTTTTGGAGAGCAAATCTTCTCCCCACTTTTTTTGTACTTTGTCGATTTCGGCCACAACGTAGTTTTGCATCGCATGATGCTGTTGTTTCACCTCATCGATCATGTCTTGAATTGTTGTTGACATAACAACCTCTTGTTCGGATGATAGTTAGACGATAGTAGTCAAAGATCTGATGCTATTCAAAGCCTCTGAAAGCTCGTCATCCGAATACGTGTCCTCCGAGCCGCTGGTTTGCGACTTCTGGGACGAGGTATCACGGCGCGCGCGTGCATTGGTGTGCGAGGCGCGCTTGCCTTCTTGCTGATCTCCAGCATCACCTGGGTCAGTCCCATAGGCCGCTTCCGACCCTTGTAGTACCTCTGCCAGGTCATCGGCGGCATCATGCACCGCCTGGGTGTGCGCTTTCATATCCTTCATGGCCTTTGTCGCCACGCTATGAAGCGCGTCAATACTCGATTGGATTTTGTCAGAATTGGAGCCGGATATCGCGCGGCCCGCCTTCCTTGCAAGGGAGGCGTTGTGGCGCGACATGTAGCCATAATAGGGACTGTCACTACTGCCATTCTGCATGGTGTAGTCCGCAGAACTGTACGAGTTATCGGTCAAGTACTGCGACAAATCGTACTGGACGGCCTGAGCGACGAACAGGCTCATCACCTGCTCTTTGAAGGCGTCGAGCGCGTCCGACACATCAGATGCAATCGTGTCGCCTATCTTGCAGGCGTCCAATACAGCATCTGTCAGGCCAGTCAAGTAGACATCTTGCCAGTCCTCAAGCAAATCTTGGCACATGGCCTCCGCAAAACTCTCGGCAAAGGTTTTCTTTTCCAATGGTTTTCTCCTCGCTTTGCCGTTGTCTTCCCACGGCGGCGTTAGTTGTGGATCGTCAGGATATTGTTTGTTAATGCGTGTGTACAGTTTCTCAACCGGCGCTTTTAGGCCGTCAGGCGCGCTCGCGCCGCGTGACCCCTGAATAGCGGCGGCTATAGCAGTGACCGCGCCCACACAGATATGCGGGCTATCACCGGCATACCAGAACGGATAACTATAGGAGCCTTTTTTCTGGGGATCGCCGTCCTGAACCATAAAATATTTCTTGGCAAGCGCGGTATCAATCGTGCTGTTCTCATCGTCATAGGCCGCTTGCCAGATTTGTTTTTCGGCTTTGCTACTATCCCATGCCTCATCACGCGGGCCGATTGTGCCTGCTGTATTGCCGATAATTGAGGATTTGATTTCCATAGATTTGACTCCGATCATGTATGTCTGGTCGTTCATGCCAAATACAACAGGATCGCAGGAAAACAACCTGATCTCGGAAAGCTCGCGTATACCTGATTTGTCATACCTTGAACCTCCACCAGGAATATCATAAATAATACTAAACTCATCAGTCATTTCCTGCTTAGCTAAAGCGTAATACTCTCTACCTCTCTGGGTAGCAAGGGACACATCTCCAACACATTTCAAGCCAAAATCGTCCTCAGAGAGGCTAGTCCAACCGCCTATAAGTTCATCGGTACTATGATTCCAAAGCATAGGCAACAAATATTTCTTTGTCCTGGCAACAGCCCGTTCTTTAGAATTTTTGATTGTACGCTTAAATGCGCCTGGAAGAATACGATCATTCCCCTCATCAACATTGTTAAACACAGCAGTGTATGCCTCAATATGACCAATCTCTTGACCGTCATCTGCTGTAGTAATACCTATTGCTTTAATCTGAAAATGGAGTGTTTTGGTTTCACGCAATTTATTCATGAGATCACCTCCTGAATTTGCTTTACATGCGGGGTTATGGTATAAACTTTGTTGTATTGGCTTGCCCTTCCTGCAATCGAAGAAAACAAGACAAGCTCCCGCATGAATGGCCGGAAGGTGGAAGGTTGTTGTAGATTCATACCAGCACCTCCATAAACCGTTTGTATTCCAGTCGCTTGCGCCGCTTCTCTTCATCACCTGAACCGTCATCAGAACTGCTATCATCGGTTGAGGCGGTACTGGCGACGCGCTGGTAATACATGGCGCAGCGGCAATTGACCACCATATTTTCCGAACCGTTCGGATCGCCAGGATAACTCAGATTTTCACCGCCAACGCTAAACGGCGTGTTCATCGGCACACTTTGGCCGTCCGCTGCAACATGCGCTGGTCGCGTATGATTGTCCGGTGTGGCTTGCCAAACTTTATTCAAAGTCAGTCCCGATTGCATAGCCGATTGCATACTGCCATAATTCGACGCTGAACAAACCTCCGTGGCGGCGATCACAGCCGGCCTGTTCGGTACAATGGAATTGTCATACAGGTTTTCAATACGCGCGGCCAATTGTGGCAAGGATTCACCTGCCTCTATACCGTTGGCAAGCGCCACACGAATCATGTTTTGTATGGTTTCGTTAATCCCAAGTGCTTTATGATTTGCCAATGCCAAAATATACTGAATAATTTGCGTCGAGAAAAAATCAACGCCTTTGTGTTGATGTGTTGGCTGTGCTTTAGCTTGTTGCAGTTCCTGGTCAACCTGTTTGGCAAAGTAGCCCGCCACATCTTGCCAGGCCGTCGCAATAATCGATTGCAGCTTGCTTTTGTGTTTGTCGATGGCCGCTTTGGCCTGGTTCAGCAGATGATCCTCATCGGTTGCCGTGGGCGTGCCATGCTTAATAGCCGCCACAACAGATTGTTGTTCGGACTTGAAATAGCCTTGTAAGCGACCGGATATCGTCGCTTCCCACGTGTGGCGCGCGGCCTCTACCTGCTCCAGATAGGCTTGCTTCTCTTCTTTGGTGGTGAGGTCAAGCGCTTTCGTCGCAACAAAGCGACGGCGTTTTTGTGGATATTGTTCATCGCCTATGGAGAAGGAATAGCGTTTATCGCCTATGCACAGCCACAACATATCAAACGACAATGCCACATCAGGCACGTCAATAGCTGGCATGGCCGCGTCCGCGTCGATATAGTCCAGCGTGATGTGTGGCGTGAAGTCGAATGTCTTATCCACGTCGATGTCCGCGCCCTCCAATTGCTTGACCAAATCGGCGCGCCACTGCTGTAGCCCGGCAATATTGACCGAGGCATAGACAGGCGATTCTCCGTCTTGCGCGGCAAAACGACCTATCCCTGAGATTGACCCTTGCAAGGGAATTGCCTCAGAAGCATACGACGCAAGCGTTTTTCGGAGCGTCGAAACATCGATATCAAGCTCCGATGCATCACCCAAAAACGCTAAGGTGATATGGAGATCGTCAGGCGATTCGCCGTCTGGAATCGCTACCTGTTTGGCGATTTTGGGGTCAAGGAAGAACGCGACCATTGCGCCGGTCTGCTCTTCCTCATCGTCATTTTTTGCTTTCGAATCGTAACGATAGCCAAAATGAGCAGGTATATTTCGAGATTTGCCAGGAGTGCTATCAGTATCACCGCTAGCATCTGGTGGAGGTTGCTTGCCATTATCCTCTTCTCCTGGTTTCGTATCGTTCCCTTGCAAGGGAGGTGTTGTTGGCGGCGGTGTGCTACCGGGCGCGGGCGCATTCAAGAGTTGCTCAGGAACGGGCGCGGGTGGCGCGGCTGGCGTCTTGAGGGATTGATCGGCGTAATCATCCATCTCCGATGCGCGCACAATCACCGCGCCGAAACGGAAGACTTGCCCCATCTTACTTGGCAGTGGCGGCAAACCTTGCAGTTCGCGCGCTTCGTCGAGCATCATTGAGCCTTGCATCCAGGCCGTGTTTGCGCGCTGCGCTTTGGCTGTCTTCTGTTGCTGAATGACCGACTGCACGACTTCCACTGAATCCTTGTCATAGTAGAGCGTGGCAGTCGCTGGCAAGTCAGGATACATCGGCACAAGCCACATCGTAAATTCGGCGTACATCTCATCTAAGATGGGAAATATCTCTTCGGTATACGACGCCGCTTTGGCCTGCTCCATATTGTCATAGGTTGTGGAGGATGTGTCGCCTATCAGTTGTGGCGGCATGTTATAGAGGTTCGCAAGGCTACCGCCCCAATATTGCAGTGCTTGTAGCCAGTCCATTTCGGACGGGGGCGCGCCGATTTGGTTCCATTGCAAGCCGCCGTCGAGAACGGCTATCTTGCCCGCGTTACGATAGCCCGCCATCTTTTCGTTGACCTTATCCTCTAGCTTTGAACGCGCATTTGGTTCCAGGATGATTGGCGTCGTGAATGCGCCTGACATGCGCGCGCCATTCTGGAGTAAGGCCAAATTCCATTTTTGCGCGGCAGTCACTTGATCAACCATGAGCGCGCCCACTTCGATACCGGACAGTCCGAACAACGGATCATCGGGATTCCATGTCATGAGGTGCAGCATGTTCGCAGCTAAGATCGGATTTTTATCCGTTCCCTTGAAATCGTCGTATTCATAGCCCACAATGCCGCGGGTAGCTGTAGGCAAGATTTTAATCTTATCCGGTTGCATGGGCCATAGTTCGTCAGGCGGCCCAGCTATGCCCTTGCGTATGGCGTAGATGTAGGAATTGCCAGCGACCAGCAGGTAGCCCATGACGGCTTTCCTGAACTGGACACCGGACTTCTCAGGATTTGGCCGTTTCAGTTTGTCGAGCAGAGCATGAGATTTGATTTCGGTTTGACGGGTATCATCGGTATAGAGCTTTGGCGGTATGGCCGCGCCATTGGTAATGATATAGTTGATGCATTTGAAAAGTGTTGGATTGCCCTTATACCCTTCACGCGCATAAGTCAGGTAGTTCTTTGGCATCATATGCGGTTGTGGCGCATCCGAGAACAGCGACACACCAGCATACGCGGGATTGACTTTTTCCTCCACAATCAGGCGAACTTCTGACGTAGGTTGTGGTTGTGGGCGTTTTTGTTGCGAACGGCGGCGCTGGTTGCGACTGCTCATCCCCTACCCCCATGATCGTCAAGCCACTTGAAAGGGTCAATCCTGGCAATGTCCGCAGCCGTCGCAACAACAACGGGCTGCGCTGTCTCTACCGCTTCTTGCATGGGGATACGCGGCGCGATAATTTCGTCCGCCGCCATTGAGCAGGTGTCCACAATATCGTCGTGCGCGCCTTTCGGGAATTTCAGCAGTTCCTCTTTGACATCGTGCATAAAGTCTACCGATTGCTCTTCTGGGAAATACGCTTTGCCGTTTTCTAACCAGATTGCGAACGGTGTGGCGCGTAGAACCTTGTCGCCTGCGCCGCGCGGGTTGTACTCCATGCAAGGGATACCGAGCGAGATGCCGCGCATGACAAAGCTCTGTTGATAGGCGACACTTTCAATTTTCCAGTACAGCAAGCCCATTGAATGATAAATCTGCTTTAAAAGATTGGCCTGCTCCCCATCCGTAAAGTGACCTCGGACCATCTTGACCAATATCAAATCTTTGTCAGGCGTGACATCCCAGATGGAAAAGACGGTGAAGTCTGCGGATTGCTTCTGAGAGATAGCCAGGTCAACCGTGCCAAACCGCCAGCACAGCGATTGCGACATGTGCTTATCACCATCAGGCGTATGCAGGACGTAGTCGCTGCCTTGCAAGGAAAAGTACCGGAACCATTTTTCTTTGAACTTCGCGCCGCCTGCAGGAACTGGACTCTGCTGAAATTGCGCGGCATAGTTGATGCTGGTCAGACCTTTTTTAAGGTTTTCTATCACCTCTTTGGGAAACTTGGCCGGCCACAAGAGTTCACCTGGTTCGGTTCGTGGGTCTTGCCAAAATGGGGCAAGGTCAAGCTTTGGCGGCTTTGCCGCTTCCATATGCTTACAGGGCTTTTCAGGATGATAGAACCGCGCTTCACAGGTGCAGTTCGTCGCTTTGCTGTTGACAAAGACAACCTTGTATTTCTTGCGCCGCGTCGTGGTACTGTTGACCTCAACGGTGACAGGCTCTGTCGATGTTGGCTGTTGACCAGGAAGATAAGTGATGCATTTTCTGTCAGGTTCAAATTCTTCTGGCAAGTTCAGATGCGTCCAGCCGCCAAGTTTCAAGATGTGACCGGATAAATCCCGTTCGTCGAGGCGCTGTCCAACCACGACCATTGCGCCGTGTTCCTGGTCGTTCAGACGGCTTGTCCAGGTTTTGCCGAACCAATCTTTGACGGCCAGGATATCCGCTTCACCGGCCATCGCATTGTTTGGGTCGTCTATCAGAAGATGCGACCCACGTTTGCCAGTTGCGGAGCTACGAACAGCCGTTGCCAGACTGTAGCCGCGTTTGTTATTCTCGAAAAAGCTCTTGACGTTCTGTGAACTCGATAACTGGAAAACGTGTCCATAACGCGATTGAAACCAGTCGGACTCTATCAGGTCGCGCCGGTTCTTATTGTCTCTGATAGCGAGGTCAAGACTGTGAGACGCGCATAACCAGCGAATAGCCGGATCGTTGATCCATGACCAGACAGGATAAAGGACAGAAACGACAGAGGACTTAGCATGACCAGGGGCGATGTTGATCAGCAGGCGATTGATCTTGCCCTCGGCAACAGCCTGTAAATGCAGACACAAAGCGTCAAGATGCCAGTTCCACAATAATGGTGTTCCTGGCTCGATTACCGGCCACGCGGCTTTGACAAATAGCGTCAAATCACGACGGCACTGCTCCGCTTCGATTGTCACCCGATCCAATAAGACAATCACAAGATGTTCGCCTTGCAAGGAAGAATTATAAAACAGCATAACTCTTTGCTTATCAGTATAGCGTATTTTTGTTAACTTGTCCACATGTTATCCACATGTGTGCATAACCGCTTGACAGGATGAGGGATAGTGACGGTCAGTATCGGTAGTTGATATGAAGCGACGCAACAAAGCCGCCTGTACAGGCGGATAGATACCTGTACGGACGGCTTTATTGCATACCACCAAGGAGATCGCTGTAACTCTGACAGGTTCAAGTATAGCACGGTTTGGAAGAAATGGCAATAAGCGGGAGGTTATGCTACCTCTCTTCCCTTGCAAGGGATGATATGCTGGTATGCGAGGCTTGCCCTCACAACACACACTACAAGGAGATTACTACCAATGGCTGAACTACTCAAAACCAACTGCAAACAAGGGCAGTTGGTGATTACCGACACAGCGATCATTGTCGAGCAGGTATCCGTGTTTGACAAAACCAAAAAGCTGCGCTCCGAAACCATGATGCGCGCCAGTTTCGTTGATCTGGACTACAAAAAGCCATCGATGATGGCGACAATCAACCTGACCTTTCACGGGCAAGGCGGAAAAGTCCTGTGCGCCGATTGGGTCAAACGCGAGGACGCCGAACGCGCGCAAGCGATTCTGACTGGACGCGAATAACCCAATCAACAGCAGGGTACGAATGTCTATAAGAAGACTGCCCTACCCTGCTGTGCTGGCTACCGCAAAAACTCCATTATTTCTTTGCGCGCCTGTGGGTTTTCCAAAAGAAATAATGCTATCTTCGCGGCGGGAGAAACAAAACCCAATTGCGTAAGTATCCAAAAAGCCGCCCAAAAGGGCAATTGTGGATGAGCAAGAAGAAACTTCTTCAGTTTCCGTAGTTCACTTCTGTCGCTCGGAAACAGTGGCAATCCAAACAATTTCTCAAGTTTTCGCCTGTCATATGATGACATCTCTCACTTCCCTTCTAGCCCGCCTGTGAAGCGGATTCATTGCCTGAAAAAATTAAATGGCGATTTGATTTTTCTCCGGTAAGATCGCCAGTGTTTTACCCTCTTTCAATGCCAGATTGATCGCATCTACCCTGTCCTCCAATGTCCAGCCTACTTTGATGTGATGCCGGATAAACGCATCAAATTGTTCATCGGTTGCATCCTCCACATTGACCGTTTCGCCATCCACTTGAAACAAAAATTCTTTTGCGTCAAGAAGCGTGATTTGAGGAAACGATGTGGATTTTTGATCGCCTGATTTCGGCTTTCCACTGCTCTGCTTTGTCATGAAACTTTCCTCCCCGTTTGATGTAGTTGGTTTCGTAGTACCAACACATGTACTCAGACAAGCCTTGAGGCCACTTGTGACGCTCTAAACGATAGACTATCACACTTTTCGTTTTGACTTCTGTCCGTTGCCGACCACGCTTCTTGTAAAACTTTGGGAGATCGGCCTGTGAAGCCTCGTGAGGCGGCAGAAAAATCAAATGGTGATTTGATTTTTCCTTTGATTTTTCTGCCTCAACCTCTATTCCTTGTGGCCGTTCGCTTGCCCCGGCTGGCTGGCCTGTGTCGTGTCCAGCGGAGCCGTCGCTTTTGGGCTAGTGTCTACACCCAACATGCGTTCTAGCTTCTCAATGGAGTAGCCGCGCTGTTCCGCCGCTTCTTTTAAGCGTTGTAAACGTGCTACTTCTTCATCCTGTATTCGCTGCTGTCGTGCCGTCTCAAGTGGTACAATCGTGCGGTCTTGTGGCGTCACGGTCACAGGCGCGGTTTGCGCGAATGACGCTTGCTGATTGCCGCCGCGCGATGGGGAAGGAGTCACTTGCTCATCGCCTACGATGTACTTCCACTGGATGCGAATGACGATGATGAAACTGATGATGTTGACCACGAGCGCAAAGGCGATCACGCCGTAAGCGACGTAAATCAAAATCGGATTGATGCTGCTGGCAAAACGCAGCGACGCGACCACCGTCAACTGAATCACGGTCGCCAGCGTCGATAAGGCAAAGTCGATACCGCCAGCAATCGCCATCGTGACTTTGGTGTTATGTTCTAGCCACGGGCGCAAAATCAGTTCGCCCATGAGCCAAAACAGGCTCATCACGTCAAAATTGGCGACCGCCAGATATTTCATGAGCCAGTTTTCTTGTGGGAGCAGAAAATTGACGAACTCCCAGGTTTGCCACGCGAAGAGGGCCACGGCGCTGACGAACAGCGCGGCCAGAATGAGAATCAGGAGCCAGCCAACGGCTCCGAGTTTGCGTTTCTGCATTGTTTCAATCCTTTCACACTTGCCCCGCCGTCGTTCGTTGCATACAGCAGGGGATATGCCGGTCTGCTCTTGGGATACCGGCGATCCCGCTTGTTGGTCGCGCTACGATGATGGCTCTGCTGGTTTCTTGCGTGCCGTGCGCGCTGACTTTGCAGACAGCGCGGCTATCGTCGTGTCGCGCGCCGCGAGGTCTTGCAACAGGCGCGCATTCTCAGCACTGAGCGCATTGATTTGCGCATAGGCATTGTCGAGCGCGGCGTCACTCTGCAAATCTTGCTTCGCTTTTTCCTCGTGCAGCGCGCGCCAGTCCGCCGCGGTGATCAGGTGATAGCCCAAAAGTGTTTTCATCATTTTCCTTTCTCGCGTCGCTGGCGTTTCAGGGGTTCGTCGCCAGATACGCGCTTGCTACAACTTTGGATCCAACGCAAAAGGATCATCGTCTGCTGTATCACCTTGCAAGGGAGGTGCTACCGGACACCCACAACACGGACAAATATACTTGATGTCCGCGTCGGCTATCACATCCACAACCGGCGCGTACACGGTAAGATGCGCAACAGGCATATTCCTGTCACTGGCATCAAACCGGATAGTAAGGTCTGCTGACTTGACCATAGCAAGCTCCTTGCCAGTCTCAACATCAGTTACTCTGGTCATGTAGCCCGGTTGACCTTCGTTTTGAATGCGCACGCGGATAGGCTTTGTTTGTTCTTCCAATTTCAATGCTCCTTTGTTTTACTTCACATCATCCAGGACGGAGCGACCAATACGCCGCGCCTGGCTCGCTTTGACCGCTTTCAAGTATCGTTCTGTCACCTGGACACTGGTATGGCCCATCAGGCGACTCAGCACGTACACATCGCCGCCGTTGATAAGATAATTGCAAGCGAAGGTGTGGCGGAACGTGTGCGGGCTACAACGCACGCCCTCTACTTCCGCCCACTTGCCCAGACGGCGGATGATCTGCTCTAAGCCGTTGACGGTAAGCCCGCGGCCATAGCGATTAACGAATACGACGTCGCTGCGGGCCGCGTCCAGGCGATACAAACGCAGATACGATTTCATGTCGCGCCTGGACAGGTCGCCTAATCCCACCTCCCGCCACTTGTCGCCTTTGCCATGCACTTTCACAAAAGCGTCCCTGGGATCGGTGTGAACGTTGCCAATGACCAACTGGCAAAGCTCGCTGGCGCGGATGCCGGTGTCCAGCAGCAGGCTCAGAATCGCTTTGTCGCGCGTCTGAAGATGGCCGTTGTATTCCTGCTTACAGGACAGAAACAGCGCATCCAATTGAGCTTTGTCGAATATTTCGATGACGGTTTGCTCAAGTTTTGGCTTTTTGATTCTGCCGACCGTGGCCGCTTTGACAAACGCGCTGTATTCCTCATCATCCAGACACCAATGCAGGAACGCCAGGATGGCCGCCACATAACCTTGCAAGGTGTAGGTCGATATTTGTACGCTTTCAACCTTATGAGGCGTTCTGGTGTCTCTCAAGAACACTACGAACGCATCGACTACCACACGCCGTATTGTTTCAAGTTCGATAGGCGGCTGTTGACACTCGCACCAGTCACAAAAGACAGCTAGGCGCTGTGTGTAGCCAGCTACCGTAAGCGGCTGGAGTCGTTTGAGACTGGCAATGTATTCGTCAACCGCTTCACGAACAAGCACGAAACCTCCATAAACACACTCTGACGGTGTAACTGCCTTGCAAGGGGATAGAGCATGATGAGAAGCTATGCGAGGGAACAAGCAGATTGCGGATCTGTAGGTCGGAGGTTCAAGCCCTCTCGGGATCGCTATATCCTTTAGACGCGACAACCAACTAGCCCGCAAAACCAGCAATACTTGTGGTATAGCCTCGCAGACTGATGCTCTATCCCGTCTACATCTGTCTGCCTGACAAGCATAGCATATTTGGAGGTGTTCCGCAATCTGTCGCTCTATCCACTGAGCTACGGGAAACTAAAGAAACTAAAGTAAGCTCTACAACAACCAAAAATGGCAATGAAACCACACCACAAGCCAATGGAGAACAAACTAAAGAACTAAAGAACTAAAGATGTACAGAGAACAGTAAAAATTATCTTTATATCCCTTGCGGGGGATAGGATGTCCGTACAGGTTAAACTCGTCTATAATAAACTAAAGATTATTATTATATCTTTCTTTAAATCTTTAAATCTTTAGTTCTTTAGTTAGGTAGCATGTTCTAATTGCTATATAACCTCTTCCTTTACACTCATACTAACAACTATTATCGTAAACGCCTGTCCGTACAAGTGTAACAGCAGTTACATTGACATCATCCCTTGCAAGGCAGAAGTTAAGTGTTTATTTTCCGTTCGTTCTACAGGTAGAAGCAATTGCTTCAACATGTTGAAAGGATTGTGTATGAAAAAGATTCTTGTTTTGATTGCCGCCCTCGCGCTGGTGTTGACCGCGCTTGTAGGCGGCGGTGCTGCGCTGGCGTATCACCAGTCTATCTCAGGGACGACCTTTTACGCCTGTGAGAACACCTCAACCGGCGCGATTGACAGTTCCACTATCACGCAGGATAGCGGGCTTGATTGCAGTACAGATGGCGCATTCTCTACCCTGGTTAATTGGAGTGTGACCGGCCCCAAAGGCGACGCTGGCCCGCAAGGCGCGCCGGGCGTGCAGGGAACGCAAGGTGCAACTGGCCCTGTCGGCCCCGCTGGCACACCTGGCACGAACGGAACCAATGGCTCCAACGTGCTAACCAGCCAGGGCGCGCCCACTGGCGCATGTACCACTGGTGACACGGATATCGACATTTCAGGTGGCGAGGTGTACTCCTGTGTCAATTCCGCCTGGGCCGACACCAACAACAATATCACCGGCCCGCAGGGCAAACAGGGGCCGCAGGGCAATCCTGGCGCAACTGGCCCGCAAGGCGCATCTGGTGTCCCGTTCACTGGCGCGCCATGCTCGGAATCCTATACCAACGGCGCGGAGCAGCAAGAAAACTTGCTCTTCTGCCTGAGCGGCGTTGAGAAGGACGGCAACAATGTGTATCTTGCTGCCGTGACCCTGGCGAAAAACTATCACCTGATTGTCGGTACGCCCATCTCATCGGCGCAATCGGTTGACTGGAACTTGCAAACGATCACCTACGTTGAGTTCACATCAGGCTTTCATGCCGAGTATCATGCCGATAACGTGGTGCGCATCTACAACGACGTGGATCACCAGGTCTTCTAGCGCGATGTGCTACAATTGGGCGGTATGATGGAAATTGACGCGAAATAAAAGAAGCTCTGTCAGGAAATGGGAGTACTGACAGAGCTTCTTTGCGTTTTATGTGGAGGATTAACTATCCTGTCTTCTTATGCAAGGTTTTGATGCCTTGCTCTGTCTCCAGTTTTTTCGCACGCGCCACGTCCAGCACTTCATCGATCTTGCCCTGTAGCTCGCTGATGAGTCCCAGTTGTTCGCTGTCGAGGTAGGGCAACAAATCGGCAGCGATACCGGAGGCAGTAGGTTTGTCGTCTGGGCTGGTTAGTCGTATCTTGTGGAATTGTGAGAGCGCATCGGCCAGGAGCTTGATATCCTTAATTTCGATATCCTCTTGTTGCGCGTGTTTAATCACTTTTTGCAAGAGCGTCCCAATGACCGATAGCACTTCATCGGGTTGGTTGCCGCCTGGTTGTGGAAAGTTGTCAATGGTTGTAGGGGATACAACAAACTGGACTTGCCAGCCCTCTTTCAACGCCCGTTTTGAAATGGCCTGCTGAGTGATTCCATGCTCCCTTGCAAGGGAGGCTTGTCGAATACCTTGCTCATATTTGCCCTTTATGGCTTGCCAGTCAATAGTTGATTGCATCAATCCCTCTTGTGCAGCTTGTTTGCCGCGTCATCATAGCTCATGGTGGTTGGGCTGTAAGAGCCGTCCAGGTTCATGATTGACACCGTGGCGATGCGTTGGAAAAACTCCAGGTCAAGCAGTTTCGCTGGCCGTCCCTGGTATTCCAGCGGCGTGTCCTCGCGTTTCCAGGTATAGAGTTTGTCCAAAACCTCGTCAAACATTGGAATCCTCTTCTCGACTCTTTCCCGGCAAGGCCAGAAAAACAGGCTTGCCACAAGCAGAACAAAACCGGCTTTGCCTATCAATTTGGTAGTTACAATGCGAACAGGCTATTTTTGTCGAGGTGAAACTACCGCCGATGAGCGCGCAAAGCAATGACAGAATCAGGCAAATTGCGGCGTTGGTTGGTTGCCAGTTGGGATTGCCAACAAACACCAATACATGCGAAAAACCAGGAACGAGATAGTATGCCGTTCCGACGATGCCAATGATTGCGCCAATTTCGGTGATAAGAATCAGTGGTTTACGCATAGGTTTCCTTTGCTTTTCATTATATCAAAACCGCCCGGCTCTGGCAACAACGCATGAATCAAGTGAGCCGGGCGGGCGGTAATGTTCGTATTCGATTGTGTTTCGTAGAGTACGGCTGTTCAGGCCAGCGGAGCGGCTATTTTCCTCCCTTATTGATAAAGTCTATATTCGACAGGAAGCGGGAGGTTGACTGTAGGAACGCTAATCGTTTCAGCAGTTCCTGCGCCAACTCCATCGCTTCAGGGTTGGTCAAGTCGAGAACGGCTATCAGGCCGTTTGCGGCGACGCTAGCGACACGAGCAGCCTCTTTGATGTCGCAGCGTTGGCTATCGGCAACCTCAACCGATAGTGTCGGAACAATCTTTTTGTCAGATTGTGGTGGTATTACGGTATACGGCATAGGTTCTATCCTCCCTTGCAAGGGAACGTTACGGGTACGACGACTCGTAATTATCGTCAACCTCAACGGTTTCATCGGCCTTGAGGAACGACTTGAAAAACGCCTCGTGTTCGTGCCAGACGAAGATGTGAGATTCGTACTGGCTGGTTTTGCTACCCCACGACGCTGCTCTGAACTCAGGCTTGATAGCTTCCAGATCTTCGACATAGCCGTGAACCTTGCGCAGCGCGTCCAGCATGGCCGCTTCCAGGCCCGTATCTGTATCTGTGTAGACAAGATCACTACCGAACGGGCCGCGCCACGTCCAGTTTAAGGCCGGGATGGACAGGGTATAGACGTCCTCATCAGCGCCACGCGGCTTTTTGATTTCAACCGTGCCAAAATCGCCCAGCCTATCCCTCATCTCCCTTGCAAGCCATCCAGCGCGCGCGACCGCTTCGTCGTTGGCCTGGATAGCGGCCAGCTTTGCCGCTTCGACATCCAATTTGAACTGCGAGTAGGCAGCGACCAGCGCGTCAGCCTCTTCCGGTGTCAATGTCAGGTGTTTTGCTTTGCCGTCTGGGCGCATCTGAACCAGATGCACGTCCGTCCGGTCAAAGTGCGCCGTGGTGAAGCGCGCTGATTCTTCGACGGCGTGCTGGTGGAGCAGTACCGTACGGTCACTGGTGTTGTACTCTGAATCTCCGTTGATGCTGTTGTGAAGAATGGTCATGCTTGTTTTTCCTGTT